CGACGTCAGAGTAGTTGATTCTAACGGGATCAGCTGGTGCGAACAAGAGTATTGGCACCATTTCTGAGCCGTCACAAGCTGGGTGGTACGGCATGGGTATCTCAGCTCGAATTCTGGACATCGTAGTCTTTGGATTGCCTACAGTTACATTTGTCGTGACCAATGGATCTTTGGTAAATCCAATTTGGACCGGAGCAAATGTTAAGCGTGAATCGTTGTTTGTGTAGATATACTCAGTTTGTTCTTCAGTCTGAAGGGTGTTATATCGTACAGTGCACCCGTCAACTGCAGTAAAAGCAGTGTATTCTTCCATACGCGATTCTATGCGCTCAGTCCATTCTTCCATTCGATCTGGGAGTGGTGACCAATCCATATTCTGAATTGGTGTGGCGGCGGTGAACTTGGGGTGAGAGTATTGCTGATCCTGAAAATTCAAAAGGTCAGTTACTAACCCAAGGGGTAATTCGCCGCCAGAGATTCGTCCGTTGGCAGTTAAAGCAGCCTCAGTTGAAAATAGTTTCATACCAAATCCAACTGTGCGTCTCGCCTCAACTAAACCACCAGTAAACTCAATGCACGATGAAGTACATGCGTCTCCGAAATCATCCACAGGTTTTCCGGAGCCGTCAAGTTTTGTAGTCGCCAAATTTACGACCAGTTTGTTGCCCAATTTCTGGACTCCATTATGTCCTTCATAGTAAGTGAAGTCGGATGAAACTCTGAGTGTTTCAAATGGCCCTGATTCAACAGCTTGGGAATGGGCTATAGAAACTCCATCACCAAGCTTTGTGGGGTCACCAAAAGGCACCTCAGAGATTTGTGATTGGCTCCGACTACTAACACTTCGGACATCGTACTCACGATAGTCAAGATTTTGACCAAGATCTTTTGTTGGTGTAGCCAATAATGGGAAGTTAGCTCCTCGGTACAGGGTGCGTCCCAGTGCCTGAGAGAAATCTTCCCACTCGGTAACACCAGCGATAGGATGTATGGTCTGACACCTATAACGGACTGGATCATCATCGGTGCTCTCTATGGCAACGAGCTTCGCGAGAATTTCGTTATCGCTAAGATCGGGATACATGCCTTCGAGGGTTTTCCTCAGCATGTCAAGAGAGGGAGGTGATGAGCTGGTCGGTGGTGCCAACTTGAGTGAGTAAGTGAAGTCAATGACTCTGTAAACTTGCATGGGAGCACTCAACTGCATTCCGTACGCCTGCTGTAGCTCTAGATCATGGTTAGACTGCCACATTGATTGTGTTTCAGCCGTGATAGGATCTTTAACTATGCCGGTCGTAGGGGGATCTCCTCCGTTGGGAGGGCTTGCATCGTAGTTGTTGAGTGGTCCACCCAAGTTGCCTCTGGAGCAATCAAGTTGGACTCCAGGGACAGCAAAGTAGTACACCTTGTTGATCTCAATATCCTTCCAGGATTGCTGTGAGATATATGGCTCAGTCAAGGCGACTGGGTTGTCATTTCCACATGGGTAAACAGGGCAATTGTTGGCGAGTATATTCCATCCTGCGAAAGGTTGATCGCTCTTGAAAGCGCTAGAGAGTGCACCTTTCTCATAAACGGGAAGTGGCTTATCAGGATCAGTTGTCACATTGACTGCTTCACGAGGGACGAACTGATTGGAATACATCATCCATTGTTCATTCGCCTGCTTGATATCTTGCAACCAAATTGAATTGTTTTCTGACTTGCGTAACTTATCCGTTGTTGAGAATGATTCACCTCCATGGCCGTCGGGAAACTTTGCAGTATTGTCCGTAGCCTTGAAAGGGGAGGTGATAGCTTGCATAGCGAGTTTACTTTCAGGAGTCATAACAACCTTCTGTTGGTGTGAGTTGTTTTGAGCTCGTGCTCCGCGTCGCCTGGGTTGCCTAGCCTTTGTGCTTTTGGCCATCTGTCCTCGCTGGGCATTACGTGCCTGCTGGGCATGATGCGCGCGATGATGGGCCTGATTGGGCTGGGCTTGTGACGTCTTCAACGTCTTTCGCTTCTTCTGTTTCCTTTTAGTAACCATCCTGCTGTGTTACTGTTGAGGGAAGTGTATGTGCGTGGGGTTTACGCCGTTTCGTTCTGTAAGTATATGTGTCTATGGTAGAGTGTTGAGTTAGTATTCTCGAAAACACGAAACTCCGTAATCAACTTCCGCCATCTTTGTTGCCAAAGGATGGTGGAGCCAAAGGGGAGTTCTGCCGTCTACCATAGTCAGCATGCGCTCGAGGTCTCTTATTTCCTCGGGCGTGGTGTCATACCTACGGATCATCATATCAACCACTTGTTCTCTCGTCACATGGTATGTTCCGCCATATCGTGCAACGAATTCGTGACCGCTCCCGCCACGCTTGCCGATTTGGCTCAGCAAGTTCTGGGTGAAAAGTTCGGTCGGTGAGAGAAGGGTTTCATCGTCGTCAGTGTGCGCCTTAGTCGTATCCTTAGATAGCAATCGTTTGATATGCTCTCCGAACCGCTGTACCATAGTTGGAACGTTGCGGTAGAATAGTCTGTGAGCCAAACCTCCGAGAATGGGATAATCTGAGTCAACCTTGTAGCCGTAGAAAGTCTGCTGCATGATTTCGCGAACATCCTCTCGCCCTTGATCCGGGAAGAGGGATAGCATCGCGCTTATGCGCAGGACTCGGCTCGGGAGGACTGAAAATGTCAATCCTTCCGGTGTTTCAATTATCGCCATTTTGAGGAACGTGACGTCCTTGGGGTCAGTGCTGAACTTGTAAGCCGACTTCTTCACATTGACTCGTAAATCTGAGTAAGTGTCAAAGAGAGGCCGTTCCCCATCGAATCGCATCGACGTCAGGACATAGAACTTGATGAACGCTCCAACCAGACTGTTTCCAGTTGTTGTGTTCCAAGCCCCTGAATGTCGCATCATCTCCTGGAGAATCACGAGAACAGTGATAAAGTCTCGTGTGAATCCATACTCCTTCCCCATAGTGAATGTGAAAGGGTAAGAATGCATCTCCAGCGAGCGATCCAACAAACACCGAGCGAGATCGGCTCCGTAAAATTCGTACACATCATGTTCTCCAAGAATTGCATCGTTAGCTTGGGATGTGTCGTAAGCGGAGTAATCGCACTCGATGAATCCAATCCTGCCGGTCTTCATCAGTGGGTAAAGAACAAGGCTGTCATCGCCGTGAATCATGACTGTTATCACGTCGCGCTCAACTGCATCGGCATAACCGGCACGCAATGTGTCAGTCACAACCTTAGCCCGTGTGTCAGTGACGAATTTAAACCTGACGACCTGTTTCTCCATTGTTACTTCATGTTCGATATGGTAATCGCGATCAAGGATGTCTCTGACCATCTCTTTGACCGTAGTTCCGTAAAACAGTAGGAGAAACTGGCCACCAGGCATATCTTCAACCTTGGCACCCAAGCTTTCCGCAGAAATAATTCTAGGTTTGTAGCCTAAAAATTCTTCAGCTTTGTCTTCATGTACAGCTAGAGGGAACCAGCCGCGCTTCTGACACATTTCTATGTACTCTGGCGCGAGAATTCCATCCGTTCCTATTTGGGGTTTTGGGGCGTACTTTTCGTCCTTGACAAAAACCTTGGTTACATCAGTGTTCTGGCCCAACATCTCAAACATCGGGTCACACGGTTGCATAACGGCTGGGAAGTCAAAGTCAGCATCAGTTAATCCACGATGTTCAAACTCTTTCATATATTTCTTCTTTACGCGAGACGGTTTGCCTTTGAGTAGCTCATGTAATTTCTTTGGTTTAAGATCATACTTCAGTCCTTCTATCATGAAGTTCTTAGCTAAGTCTCGAAGGTCATTTCTCTCGTAGAGTCGTAAATTACGATAATGTTTGTGCATCTCTTCTGGATATTCAAATGCTTCTTCACCTTCCGTTGTCAAGTACATATTCTCCACGATCTGTGGGACATCATCCTCACTGTATCCGTGGAGTAGTACGGCAGTTCTAAAATTGCTCAAGTGTATAAACTTCGGGCTTTTAGAGGGCATCCGGCCGAGGAGGTAGCCTTCCCACCAGCGGTGCATTGGGCGTGTGCGCTCTATACGATCGGGTGCTATTCGACATAGCATGCCTCCGAGCGTTTCAGCGCCGTTCCTCTTTCCGGTTGTGGCGAATTTGACGCCGATGTTGGTGCCTACATGTGATGAGCTCTCAGGAAATTCCGGGAATTCCGGGAGAGTTACACCAGGTAGTGAGGAATGTGTTTCAATTGTGACTCTACCGTGAGTCAACTTTACCTTGTCGGTTCCGTTGCCGGCGAGCATCGATGGCGTGATGAGTTTGTCTTTGCCATCTATCTTGATCATACATCCTTCTTGTAGGACTGGACAGCTCGAAGTCATGGGATTGACGATATTAACGTCTTCCTCCAGATGGTGACCGCGAGCTCCAATGGTTGATAAATCTGAATCTACATGGGAATCATGGAGATTACTCGAAACGATCGCACTATCCACTAGATAATGCATCAGCACTCGTACTATGTACGGAAGCGGGCAATTCATCAGAGTCATGTGGATACCAAGGGGTAATAATACATTTGGTAACCCACCCGATGAATTGGATAAAGCTTCTGCGGCCATAACAGTAAGTCTGGCAGCTGGGGTAAAAGCTTCCTCAATAACCGCACCAAGGATTAGAGACTCTTGGCATCGGTTATCTAGTGTTGGCAACAAAGAGATTGCTTGCCAGGTGAAAAAGTAGGGGAAAATGTGAGAAAGGGTGCGCATGGATCCGGACCAGTAGTGAGCAATACTTGACATCACTAGGGCGGGTACATATACAAAAGGGCTTGAGTATCTATCGCCGATAGAGGCTGGCCCGAAACGTTGCGCTGGCTTTCATTCATTAGCGTTGATGAGGTTCTCATAGTCTTCTTCGCTAACTGTCTCTGCAAATGATACTTGCCGAGCAGTGTTGAGGTAAGCCATAGGGGGAATGTAGCTGGAGATCATATCACGTCCGTTGGCAGCCGCGCGAGCGACATGGTTGCCAAAGTAGTGCGTGGTCACGCGGATTCCGAGAGATATTCCTTCGGTAATCCAGCGGTATTGGGGGGATATCCAGCCGAGATATTCAATCGCTTGTGGAAGAAATCCAAGAGCGATCATTGAACCATGGAGAGCCCAGGTATCTGCTTCTTCGCCGGTGTTTTCAACTGCGGTTGCGACAATTCGGAGTCCGTTGCCAGCTGTCTCTTCAGCTAGTGTCTGTGCGGCATCACGAACACATGTCGTGGCGCTCCAGACCCCGTTGGGCACATCGCAATCCTGGAGATATTCTGAGCGAACGGCACAGTGCAGTATGCTGCTAAGACCGACGGCCCACTTTGTCATCCAGGAATAGTAACCGCCACCAGTTAGGTAGTTGGTTATTCCACTTGCACACCAAGAAGCCCATGAGCTTGTGGTGTCCTTCCAGCTTTGAGGCATGAAGTAACCTCCGATGGAGCCGAGCGCAAATACGCCCTGGGTGAACCATCCGGAATCAAGATAGCTAGCGGTCCCGGTCATTTTCGAAAAGATGTTGGAGGCTGCATTTGCTGCAGTCTTCATCACCTTCGAACCAAACTGGGTCCCAAAAACTAGCCCGAGCCAGGACAGCACACCGACCGACATCGAGGTGGCTGCGGAAAACCAACCAGGCTTTCCATTCTCCTGATCCTTCTTTCCCTGCAATGGATCATATTTCGCACTCAATTCTTGTTCATGAACCTTCAATGCCGTGATCGATTTCGAAACACGTTGATATAGGTGAGTGGTGTTGCTCCCTCGGGTGTGTGTTATGTTGCCATCAGGCAAGACATAGAGGCCTTTAAAAGCGTCCGACTTGAGGGCATCATCACTCATCTTCAAGACTTCATGAATGAGGCGTGTCTGGTATGATTCCTTGCGGAAAGTTTTGTGACTGAGGTTGTTGCCTGAGTATTCGGCGTCAAAAGGGACTGACCGAATGGCGACATGCATTTTGCTGCTGGGGAAGAGACGCATATAGCGGGTTCGCCACCACGCTGTTATCGCTTCCCACCAGGCTCCAAGTCCTCCAGCTTCCCGGGCAGCATCCAAGCGTTCATAAATTATATCTCGCTCGACCTGGTCCGGGTCATATGTCCACATTTCCCAGCATGCGGGTGCTCGACTTCGCTGACCCGTGTTGATGATCGTTGGCTCAAGGGTGTAACTGACTGACTTGAGGCGATCACTGAGTCCGGGCGCAAGATCATCGACGACAATGGTGAATCCTTCGTACTTTGTTTCTGCTTGAACTAGACTCAGGTCTTTGATAACCTGGCGAGTTGACTTTGAATGCAGATTCTTGAACTTGAATTTGATCGAGTCCGGGACGACTTTCTTGGTGCTAAGGTTGTAGACTCGACTTCCAACTGGGATCCATCCTTCAACCATGTCAATTAAGACTTTCATCCAGAGGGTCTGATTGACCTCGGTTTTGAAGTATGATCCTATGAAGCCCAAGCCCGTAACCTCGTCCATATCAGTCTGCCAGACTGGCTTTCCAATGTAGTTGATGTAGGTCATTTCCTTGACTTGGCAACGAGTGATTGATCGAATCTTTGTCTCGTCGCAATATCCACGGAATGGTAGCGACCACATGGTGAGGGTTTCGTTTGTTATCAGCGTGTTGCGCTTGAAAATATGGCGTCCAACTTGCAACTGAGGCGAGTTATCAATGCATGGTTCGAAGTTGCCGGTGGCGTCACTAAGGGCTGTGACCTTGCTCTCAACGAGTTTCTTCTCGGGGAATGCTTCGTGAGTGACTATGTCATTCGTCTTTGCATAGCTTTGATGCTCTGACACTTGGCCAAAACTACCCGCATGTGAAAAACAAGTCTTGATCACTTTGCGTCGCAAAGTCTTGCGCGCAAGGTTGATAACGCTTGTGATTGAGTTGGAGGCGTATTCATCGTAAACAACCGCAAAGTCGGGTTTGAATCCTGGCTCTGTTGGTAGTTCTTCAATGATTCCTCGCTCATTCGTGCGGATATTGACCATAGAATAATAGTCAGCATTTTCATCAGCCTTGAATAGTCTCGTTAAACGGAGTCCCAAACGATCTTGGGCATAGTTCACGACTGCTAGTGCTGTCAGTTCAGTCTTGCCTGCATATGAGACTAGCACATTCTCACCACCAGCCATATGTATTAGCATGGTTATGGCGCGAATGGCGTCATCTTTTGCGTGTGCACATTGCTTGAAGATCCTATTCTTGATCTCAGGAATGTCCGCTTTCGTTACTGCGCGCGGCGCTCCCTTATCGTCTTCAACGTGTGTAATCGTGGCAAGAGTTGTCAAGAACTGAGCATAGTCGTAGTCCTCCGGGACATAGCGTTGATATGCTTTCATACGAAAGTTGTTGAAAACCTCGCTAAGCACTTGTCGACTCCGCTGATTTTCAATGGAATATGATCGAAAGATTGCATCCCTAGTCATCTCGTTACAGTCCTCAATGTGTACTTTGAACCCATGCTTCACAGCGTCTGCTTCAAACTCTGTGATATCCCGCAGTGCACTAGTGACAACCACTGATGGTCCGATCGCGGGGGCAAAGGGGGGCAGAGAGCAGAGTTCACGGTCAATCGCGAATGGTTCGTAATCGTCCATATCAATTGACTCGTGCAATGTGTTCAATCCATGTTTGTTCATTAATGCGGTCATCGTGACCTTCACGTGATCTCGCATCTCACTAATATGGATGACATCATTCGACTCCTGCTCCACTTTGAATGTACAGTTCAGGGGTCCATTGTATTCGGATTTCTCCTTCGTGGTTTTCTTGTAGTTCACCGTAAAGGAGCTCTTGTGGGCATTGAGGATCTTCTTTGCTTTATTGATGACATATTGGGACTCAGGGTCTTTCTTCCTCTGATGGAGGGTAATGGTTGCCTTGTGGGCAAATCCAGTCTTCCTGTTCCTGAATCCGTGTACCTGCATGACGAATATACGCTCTAGCGTATTCGGCAGTATATCTTTGTACACGAATCCTGCCTTCTCTATTTCCTCTTCAGAACCAGTTTGGCCAAAGCCTAGCTCTCGCGTATGGGCAAGGAAAGCTTTCCTAACACCTTCTTCGTTGGTGAATGCTTTCTTGTTCTGTCCAGCGGCTTTCTTCCCTTTGTAGGGTGCTGCTTTCTGGATAGTGTCCATATCGAAAGTGTAAAGTGGTGGGCCGTAACGTTGCTTGGTCGAGCCGGAGGCGATCTGCATGCATTTCTGCACAAGGTGCTCCGGGGCCGTTGCCATCTCGCAGTTGCGTCGTGGTTGATCCTTCAAATTATGGCTCGAATCGGCGCCAAATGAGGGATGGACAAACGCGGAATGTATTGGTTCCCCTGCTTTGTAGCATGAAGTACAAACTCTGTCTTCAAACCGCACAAGTGAACCACATCCTCTGCACGTGCATGATGGGGTGGGCGTCCAATCCACGATGTTATCGCCGTTGATGTTAGTTTTCATCATTAAGGTCAGCTGATGCCGGCATGGTTTATAAACGATTTGGGTACAGCTCGCCTTGTAATTGACTCCCTTCTTAGCGAGTTCTCGCGTTTTCGACTTTCCTTGGTACATATAGGGTCCTTTTCCTATGTTTGAATCGAAAGCATGGTTCGCTGGATAGTTCACAATTACAGTTGTATTCGTGAGTCGGTAGTCGTACATGGCGAATTGAGCCTCTGTCGTCTCGTATGTGGGCAAATACTTCTTGAGGAATTCGGTGTTTGCTCTAGCGCTTTTAGCTTCCGGGGCTATAAATGGATAGTCCACAAAAGTTAATGTATCACGCTTGGCAATCATGTCCCTATCGAGATTACGGATGTAATCTGGGAAGTACGAGCTGGCCACGTCACTGGATGAGTCGATATTCATGAGGTATGCATGGTAGGAAAAATGCTCGTTCTTGACGCGGACATATGTGTATCCATGGGAATATTCTCCTGGATGCACGGGTTCGCGTCTCAATTTGCATTCTCCGTTTGCACTAATCTCAGAATCAAGGTCCTCCAGTTCCACTGTCGTGTTCGCAATCTTCCCCTTCATCTCTTCGATTTTCAAATCGTGTTCTTCGATGGATTTCTCAAGTGCTGACATTGCATCATCGGTCATCTCTAGATCGGCTAGATGTGTGATATCGGGCAGTTCCTTCGCAGCAAGTTTCTTCTTTTTGGCTCTGGATGAGAGCTTTAGTTTCTTGGGTTCGTCGGGTTCTTGGGGTGTTATGTTCAGGGGTTGGGGGGGGGGGTTCCCTTTCTTATCCTTCCCTTCTTTCTCCTGTTTTCCTTCCATCTGCTCCTTTCTCATCTGCTTAAAGGTGGCAAGCTGTTTGTTTCTGAGCACTTCTCGGCGCTCTACGAGCTTCTCGAGGAACTCATGATTTTGGTTTAAAATTCGTTCCTTTTCTATGCGCTGGCTCTGTAAAGCCTTGAATGCTTTGAGCTCCCGTGGATCTGGCTGGGCAATCAATCTGTTTTGATCGAAAATAGCCTCGGTTTTCTTGACGTCAAACCCCTTGGCTGAACATTTCTTGGTGAATTCTTCGATCGCCAATCGTAGCTTCTCTGCGTTGAGTTCGTAACCCACGCTCGTGAGTAATGCTTTACCGTCGATCTTTTCAACACTAAGAGTGTCTTGCAAGTAGTTGATTAGTCCCATCTCGAGGTTCAATCCGCCAGCATGTGTGTTAACCAACATGCCAACTGCTTCACCAAATGGTTTTCCGTCGGGGGCTCGATATGCTTTGAACATCTCCGCGATATTCTGAATGTTCGTGTATTCCGCCTTGTTCCCAACTGTGTTGTAGTCTTCCCCGTCCAAATCACGTTGATTTGATGTCAGGGATCCTTCATTCGCAGCGTGAAACATATCCACATGAACTTCAGTAGCAATTTCGCGAAATTCCGCGCAATCTGCGGCTCGTAGTGTTTGACTATTAGCAGCATGCACCTTCGTCATCGCCGGCGGATTATCACTGTCTCCAGTGAACCTCCATCCGACGCTAGCCTTCACTTCTTCTTTTACCTTTCCTGTTTCTGTAAGGTCTTTGTGGTGGACCTGGAAAGATCCACCTACCTCTTGGTCCAATTCTTCATTTACAATCATGAATGAAGCAAGAGATAAAAATAAACAATCTGTTGACTTTGGTTGGTCTAAGTTGCCTGTATATGAG